TTGCGTTTTTTGTTATGTCTTCAAAACCGTTTTCCGATCGGACTGGTCCTGAAAAAGTTGTATTTGCCATAATATTCTCCTTTGTATAGCGTTCATTATGTAGTCTCTATACCGTCTGCCTAGCCAGTCTACATAATAATTTTTTCTAGGTGTTTTAATTATATATAAAAAAAGGGGCAGAGTAAACTCCGCCCCTTTTCAATAAGTTAGGTAATTAAAAATTACGCTGCGCCTGGTGAACCAAAGATTCCTCTAGGGTCAGAGAAGCCGAAGCTGTATCTTTCTCTAGCTTTAAATCTCATGTTGCCAGTATCGAAATCACCTTCCATTGCAGTTCTTAATGGTGCTCTAACAAAATGTTTTAGACCATTAGGTGCATCAGTCATGATGAAAAACGCATCAGTGTCAGTTAAGAAATGGTTGACTCTGTAACCTTCTGGAATCATACCCATATTCGAAATCGCATTGATATCGTTATCAGCAGTGCCTACTCTTAAAGGTGACTTTAAGATTCTCTCAGCAGTAAATTGTAATTCTTTTGGAATAATCAATTTTCTACCTTGAGTAGCGATTTTCATTCCTCTTTCATCAACGAAAGCCGCGATGTCAATCAACGACTGTTCTAATGATGTTTCAGATAAATCCGAAGCAGTTGCTAACTCGTTTCTAAAAGTACCACCACTAACAAGTGGGTGTGCATTAGATAATAGAGGTTGTCCGTCACCACCATTAGCAGTGTCGAAACCATCGTTCAAGACTGCAGCAGCTTTCACCTGTTTAGTGTTAGCCATTGATCTTGCCAATGCTCTAGTGTAACGAGCAGCTAATCTGTCGTACAAGTTATCTTCTACCGCTTCTTCTGTAACAGCAAATGCTAAAGCGATTGTTTCATGCGTATATCTTGCAGTGAAACTTTCTTTTGCATCGTCAAATGTTACAGCAGCACCTTCTGTTTTAGTTGGTGCACCACCGAAGCCTGATAACATAACTTCCTCTTCGAAAGCTCTGTCAGAAGATTCTGTAGTAAAGATTTCTGCGTGTTCATTTTCGTATCTATCATACTCCAGGCCGAATAAGGCATTCAAACCTGGCTCTAGTTCTTTAACTAGTTGTGCTCTTGATATAGCCATAGTTATTTACTCCTTATTATGCCGTTAAACCAACTACTCCACCTTTGTATTGGTGAGCGTTGATTCTAACTAGTACGTTAACGTTAGATGTTGTTTGATCACTATTCTCAGGATCTTGAGAAATATCAATTGCTTGTAAAACAAATGTAGACGAAGAGTCTGCAGTTGATTCATCTAAAGCTTCTCTTGATGAACCTGATTTAGTGTCGCCAGTTGTTGCAACGATTGAATAGTTTGCGAATAAATGATCAGTTGCAAAGCTTCCATCTGATTTTATTTCGTAAACAACATTCGGATCGTCAATAACGTTCGCAATTATATCGTTAGCACTAATAGTACCAGGATAGTAATTTTTGAACGTAGGCTTTTGAGTTGTCGGGTCTGTGTAGAAGACTCCGTTGAAAACTCCAACAACAGGGTTATCAGTTGCGCCAGCTCTTTGGATTGTTCCATCAGTTGCTGCCTTAACTAAGTCGCCTTGGAATATTGCAGTACCGTAGTTCTTCAATATTCTGTATCTGTTTTGTGAGTTATTAAACGGTGTTCCCCCTAACATTCTAGACGGTCTCAAGCCAAAGTTACCACTTTGATTAGCCATGGTTGTTACTCCTTAGTTTGTTAGTTGTTAGTTTAATAACCCCTTGGTAGTCACTAAAAAATTATTTTTTAGTTCCACTTCCGAAGGTTACTCGAGATTGTCTATCAATATTGATAGGCATCTCTGGTCGTTGTTCCTTCAATAAATCATGGTCTACCGCGTCCATCTGACCTTTGGTCTTGGATTTAAAGTATTCTTTACGCGATTCCACAATCTCTTCTGGTATCCTAGCCAACAATAGGCCACCAACCCCAACTACGCCTTCGTGTGTTCCACTACTCATGACAGGATAATCATTAGGACCGATTTGTTTTATTAACTCTTCAGCTCTAACTAATTCCCATCCCTCTCTAAGTTTCTTAGACATGTTTCCAGTGTCTTCAAAACCCATTGAAGTAGCTCTCAGCCATCTGTGTACATAACCTTTCGGTGGCGGAGGCGCATCTAGACTTGACGGTGGAGACCAGACCTTTTTACGAGCATCTTTTGCTCTTTGATCTGACTCGCGCGAAACTCTTTTATTTTCTTCACTCATATTTAGCTCCTTTATTTAACATATTTCGCGTATTCTTCAGGTGGCACCCCTAATCTTTTAGCGATTACCAACTGTGACTTGGTGAGTTTCACAGTTCTGCGTCCATTTTGGTTTCTAACAGCAGAAGCAACAGTCTGGACGGGTTTCTTTTGCTCCTGTTTAGGTTCCTCAACTACAGTGCCTGCAGTTTCGGGCTTAGTAAACTTCTGAGGAAAATATTCAGTCAGTCGTTTATCTAATTCATTATAATATGCATCTGTATCTCCTGCAATACCCTCACTTTTAATCTGCTTGTCGATTTCAAGTGCTGCATTAGTCATGATATTATCATTCATGAACCATTCGTTCTTCTGAGCCCAAGCTTGTGCTCTTGGAGAAGCTTGAATTTCAGGAATTTGTGGTTCCTTTGGTTCATTCTTGACTTGTTCAGCTTCTTGCTCACGCATATATTTAGTATTAGCTAATCTTTCTTTTTCAATACTCAATTGAACTATTCTCTCATTTGCTTTCGCAATAGCTCCTGCATCTCCCGATTCAATAGCTTGCTGAAGTGCTCTTGATGCATCAACTGAATCTGAAGATATTCTTTTTTCAAATTCAGAAAGATAATTTTCTTCTAGTTTTGGAAAACGCTTTTGCATATCATCCATTTTTTTCTGAATGCCTTTTGCATATTCTAAAGCTGCTTTTTCTCTTCTTTGTGCTTCTCTCCAATTTCTAGTTAAATCTCCAATTCTGCCTTTTACGTTTTCAGAATATTGATTTAAATCTTGTGGATCCTTTTTTTCTTCTTTTGGTTCTTCAGTTGTTTCTGCTTGAACCACTTCGACTTTATCATCTTTGTGTTCGTTTACAGCTGTACCATCTGGTTCAACTTCATATTTAGGAATGACAGGTTCTTTTGCTTCAACCTTTTTATCCTCAACTTGAACTTCTTTTTCTTCAACTCCTGAAGTATCGAGTTCTACTTCACTGGTATCTAAACCATATTTATCTTTTACCATCTCTTAGCTCCTTAATAAGTGTGCAGTATATCCTCTGGATTACTGATTTTTGCGATGACTTCATCATCGTTTAAAATACGCACTTCACCGCCATCAATTTTAAAACGGCTTCCTGCATATCTACCGAAGATAATCCAATCCCCTTCTTTACACCAAGGTTTATCTCCAAACTTTTCTTTATCTGAATAACAAAGTGATCCCATTTTAAGAACCAATGCACAAACAGTTGTCATTTGAATTCTTTCATGAGTTACGTCTGAATACACTAAACCACCCTTAGTTTGTTTAGGGCCTGAGTATGGAAGAACTAACATTCTCCATCCTGTTGGTTGAGGTAATTTTTCTACGGCTTTTTTATCAATGGAATCGGAATGTAAGTAAAGCTTTTCTACTTCTTCCTTAGTTTTGTAAGCATTGAGAAGACTTCCATTTTTAGTCTCCTGCGCCTTCGGCGTTATTATCGTCATGTAGCTCCTGTTTTTTGAACAAGTCCGTTAGGTCTTGTTGCAGATCCTCTATGGATCTGATCTGTCCTATTATATATTTATATTCGTCCCAGTTGTCAACACCAATTACAACCTTCTCTTTAAGTCGTTCTTTTTTAGGTTCAAGAAGTTTATTCTTGATGTATTTTATTGTTGCAAAGTCCACTATTTTTTTCCATTACGGAAGATTTGAGTTCCCTTAATTCCATATATGCTCGCCACGACAAGGATCCACAAATTTGTAAACCATGAAGGGAGCTGTGAGAACATCTCAAAAAACAATTTTACCTTGTCCATAGCAGTTGGATCATCCGATACGACCGCATATGCAAGCACCACCACGGGCGTTGACAATATGATGAGGACCGCCTCGTCTTTCCAGTCTGATTGTCTAGCTTCAAGTAATTTTCCTTGATAAGCTTCCTCACCTCGGGCTTGACGCTCTGCATGTAGCAATTGTGCGTCCGACATTGCCATTTTTGCCTTCTGTTT